GGTTCATAACAGATGATGAAAAAATGGAAAACATTGAATTTTTCCCTGAATGGAAAAAGAAAGCAGATAATCGACTGATGGTTATATCCAGACTTTATCGATATGATCTGCAAGATCTTGTTCATATGTCAAAACTGTATGTCAACCTTTCAGTGTTGAAAAATAAGTTAACCGAAGAATCATTCATAAATATGTATTGGGCGCTTTTCTGGAATAGTCAGTCGATAAAAGCCATGTTCTCATTTTTGAAATATTATAATATAATTCAATTTTCAAACAACAACAAATTGAATAATCTGATAAAAAAATATTTTTCATTTGTCGATAAACGATGTGTAGATCATTACTTTAGACACAGATGTAAGTTTGTTTTGGAAAATTACAAAAATGGCAAGTGTGAAACCTTTGCAGAGCTAAATAATGAAAATAAGTCCAGTTTGGTAGATCTTTTAGAAGTGAATAACATCTACAGTTTTTCAAGAAATGACATCACCAGTAATTTGCATAATTACAGATCATTCTATCTGGATGTGTTGAATAACTTAAAATCTAAAGAGGAACACTGTGATGAAAGAATTTTTAAAGGCAATGACTGGTCAGAAAAAAAACATATCAATATCGATAAAATGTATGTTGGATGTCAGAAATTGCTGAAAGGAAGGGTCTTTTCATCAACAAAGTTGAAATCAGAGATGAAGGCAAGATTTGAAAAATTTTTCATCACCAATGCGAATGGAATAAATCCTTTCTCGTTTAAAAAAGAAAAATGTTCGAAGATATTCTTTGAAGTGAAATTGACCTATTTTATGGAAACCAAAACAAATAAATTTGAAGAAGTTGAATTCTTAGAATGGTGTCTAGGAAAGTTAGAGAAACGTGGACCAATGACTTTTGTCAGTGAAAAACGACAAAACGATGCTGCAGATAGAGAAATCTATGTTCAAGAATTTTTTACTAAGGCCGGCCATTTTATAATAAGCTCTTATTTCCAAACCATCTGTGAAGAGCTTCCTGATGAATTAGTTTCAAAATCAGAAAGAAAAAAATTGGATGCAATACAGAGAATGCCATTTGGATAGCACACATTATTTGTTAACGACGACATGAAAAAATGGTCTCCCCAAGATCTAAGAAAGAAATTTGACTATGTTGTTGATATTCTGTTCAGACTAGGAGCTATTGATGATGAAACAGCAGCAATCCTTTCGAGATGTCTTAAATTGACTGATAACATTGACATTTTATGGGACAAAAGAATAAGAGACGAGTCATCTGTCAAGGTAGATTTCAACCATCTTAGTTACATAGACTTTGACACTCCAGAGTTCAAAGGAAATGCCTTTGCACAAGCTATTAGTAAAAAATTAAAATTCACAGTGACAAGAATGACTCATGGTTGGCCACAAGGGCTTTTGCACTTTATATCGTCATTTGTTCATGGAATGTCCTGTTCTTTTAATGGTATACTCATGGAAAAATTGTCAGAAAAAATGTTTAATAACCCTATCAGTCAATCACAAATTTTTCATAGTGATGACAAGAATCTTTCTGTAACATTTAAGTTCAAGCCAACAGCTGATCATATAAAAGCCATTTTGAACATAAACAGTTATGGTCCATTATCCTTCTCATTAGCACAATCTGAAACAAAAACTTCAGCCACAATAAATGGATCTGAGATACGTAGTGATCATTGTCATAATCTTGAAGGTCTGAGGATATCTGAAATGGTCAGCATTTACAATATTTATGGAAACATTTACAATTCTTATATGCGTCAAACAGCCAAATTAACAAATTCATTTACACATGACAATTTTGTAGACAATCATCTCAGTTTGATTTCTAGATGCACTGCAATCTACTCTTTGTGTAATAATCCGATTGTTGCAGAAAGAATTTATTCAATATTCTTTGATTATCTTTCAAAGAAATTCGGTTGGAAGTCCAATGAGAATATCATCAATTGGGGAGGTGTTAAATCAGTTTCAATCGAACACCTTAGTAAGTTTGGCATCCAGGCTGACAATCTGCATAAGCTTTCAAAGAATAAGAGATGTTTCTACCAAGTCAATAATCCTATCACCGCTAATCATAAAGACATAGACAGCAAAAATTTGAAGCTTTTCAAGAAAAAGGTTGATACTTTCATGAAATCAACAAAATTTCTTCATGAAAAAAGATATGACAATCATACAAAATTGTCTGTATTATCAGAGTATCAAAGAATAGCATCAGTTAATTCTGGAGTGTTCCTTAACTCATACTCTGATCATATCTTTAATTTCCATCTTAACAAGAAGAAAAAATGTTACAACATTTGGAGGTCAAAAAAGTCTAGAATGGATTTGATTGAGATGATTGATCTTGGAATGAACATTGATTACGAACCTGAGGTCATTTCTGAACTTGTTGTTAGGAATGAAGAAACATACAATAAGATCAAAAGAAGCATAGGAACAACCAGAAAGATCATGACTTCTACACCAGAAATTGAAGGAATGATTGAGGCTGGACGGTTGCTTCCTGGTATTGATCTGAGTACAGAATTCAACATTGCTATGAAGATAATTAAATATGGACAGATCATGAAAAACAAATTCAGAGCAATAGAATGGAACAGAGCAGTTTCAGACATCATCTCTTTTTGTGATCTATTTGAAATAACAACAAAGAATGAATTTTACGGTTCAATTGATTTATGGGAATATATTAAAAGAGCAAATCGGTCAAGGAACCCAGTTTTATATCTACAAACTGAACCAAACAAATTCTGTGGAGGTTCATATGAAATTGACACCATTGAAGATCTAGATCTGCCTGATTTCACACAGCTTATAACTTCTAGATTTAAGAAACATCTAAAAAAGACTCACAAACTACAAGATGATTTACAACAATTAATAAATGCAATTGCCATGTTTGCATTTGAAGGGAAAGTCACACATGACATGATTCAAAATTTCATTTTTATGATGATCAGAAATATTAAAAATAACTATAGCATCAATGATTATGATGAGACTGTCGTGGCAAGATCTAATTTCTCTGTAAGGCTGTTGGCATCGTATATTTTTAGTTCACCTTTAGTTTGTAAAGGTAATGAAATACTCCATCTCGAACATGCTGGTTCCAATAATCAAGACGATATAGTTCAAATCATAATAAATGATAAACCATTCATAAGGGCATATCGTAATGAAGAAGAAGGATTGTTGTATATTGAGCATCCAATAACTGAGAAGGAGAGCAAGACCATTAGAAGAAAATTGGATGTCGAAGTGATTTTTGATGAAAAAATGGGTAAGAGATTAAAAACTGATTTTAGTCATATCAGATATGAAGACAAAACAGTTGAATTCTTGGAATTTTCGTTTTTCCAGAGAAAGGATTTCATAGATCCGATGACTTTGACTATGAATTATCGTTACATGGGAGAAGAAAAAATGAGAAGAACAAAACCAAATTTAAAAATCATAAAAAATTTGAACAATTGTTTACCAGCATTGAGAAAATATGATATTGCGGAAAAGACCAGTCTCGTATCAAAACATTCTGGAAAATTGTATTTTGAAAGAGGGAATTCAGTTTCAGACTACAACTATACTTTGATGGGGTACAACAAAATTTTTGAAGCTGACACTGAGATCAAAATCTTTGAAAACTTAAAAGAAATAATACATAAAAGAGGTATTAATGTAACCGTCTGTGAAAAACAACATGATGAAACCTTTCAACATGATATTACCAGCACATTGTGTCAAAGTTCTTTATTGGTGCCAACAAAAATCAGTTTACATTACAAAACTGCTTTCAAGAATTATTTGAAAGAATCATCCAATCTGTTAAAAGAAATTGAGAGTTATGATGAAAAGAAACAGATCAAAGAGATTGATGGACTAACTCAAGAACAGTATATAAAGGAACGGAGTTCATTTGAGAGAGCATGTGAAATAACATCTGGATACATTTTTGATTATGATGATGTCAGAAATTATTTGAAAGATCGATATACTTTTTTCGCTTATAACAATTTCATGACACCTATAAATTCTGGAAGGCATAAATTAAAAAAAGGTCTGTTGTATGATGAATATGAC